AGCACTTAGCGTTCCAGCTTATGCAGGCTTTTACCTAAACCCTGAGTTTAACCAGGCAAACGTAGGCTCTGACTGGGGTGGTAATGCAATAGACCTTCATATCGGCTACGAGAACACTGTTGGAGAGAATGGATCGTTCTATCTACAAGGTGGTCCTAGTTTCATCAATCCTTCTGCAGGAGATTCTGATACTAAGCTTTCTGGTAAAGTTGGTGGTGGTTATGATCTAAGCGATAAGTTAAATGCTTATGGTGAGTTCGCTGTTGTAACAGATGACGTTAATACATACGGAACTAAGGTTGGCTTGAAGTATAGCTTCTAGTCATCATACTTAACGTGACATATAGAGGTGCAATAGCCATTACAGACACAAAGGTTATAATGGTAACAGGCACTAATGCCTTTAAAAATGCATCTCTAATCATGTTAAATAAAATTTCTTCTATCTTATCTATCGTATCGTTTGTTATCAGCATTTCAACTTTAGGTGGAGCTTATGCAGGATATCGTTACTTAACAAGCCCACAGTTTGAAAAGATGATGATGGAAAAGGTTATGGGTAAAGTATCAGGACTCATGCCAAAAGCTTTAGATAAAGCAATGCCTAGCAGCACTGGTATATCTATACCTAAGTTTTAGTGCCAAGTATAAAAGTACCGAAGATAACGATACCAACTGTTGATATTCCTTCTGTTCCTTTTGTCACTGAATTTGTTTTAACAGGTGTGCAACCTGCCTGTGATTTAGTTGATAGAGATCTGAAGATAACACAGAATCCAACTATAGTTTTTTATAACCGTAAGCAATATGCAACCTGTCCTCAAGGACCGATAACTGCTACTGCACCTGTTGAAGAGGAGAAAACTACTGCACCAAAAGCAGAAAGACAAAGAATTAGATCTATTGTTTACGATCCAAATGACACAATAGAAACAGAAAGCTCATCAAAATATTCATCAGGCATAAAACTGAATGGTGCATTTATGCCACCAAAGGATGATGATAAGGATGAGCAGGAACCACCACCATGTCCTGACTTATCAAGAGTGCTACCAGTTGGAAGTTTTACATCAGATTTAAGAACAGAACGTATAAAAGAATATAAAAGAGCAGATAATGGATATGATTGCGTACCAATCCTTGAAGAAGTCACTTTCCTTAAATCGGTATTACCAACGCCTGCTGCTGCTCTTAATGTTGTTGCTGTGTCTTTCATTGCTGCCAGTACTCCACTTCTTTTACCTATCGTGAAATCTGCAAGCAAGACAATATTTAAGAAAATAATTGCTAAATTTAATAAGGGCAAGAAGGATTAAAGGTCTGTGTTCGACTTGCCCATAAAATATTATTAGTTAAGATAAGTTTGTTCCAAAAATAAATCGTATCAACCACCTTTTTCTGGGTTATTAGGTGGTTTTTTTATTTCATGAGTATGAGGTAATATCTGATTTGGAATTGTAGTAAGAACAATATTTCTACAAGATATAGCATCATCTCCTACAAACTTAATACCTTCTTTCAGCATGGTTGCACAGACTTTAGCACGATTAAGATTAACCTCTAAACGCTTTGCTTCTAACATAAACTCCTGTGTCTTTCTGTAAGCCTGTGCAGCCTTCAAACATTCATTGTTAAACCTTTTACCTAATGGAACTTGTAAGCTTATAGTCGCTCCATAAGATAGATTATGGTTTGTCTGATCTATTCTTTCCTGTTCTGCAACATATAGAATACTTCCTGGGTTAAGCAACTGGCCTGTATCGCTGTCCGTTGCAGTGTCATATATATTAGTTCGTGATGTAGTGATTCTTGGAGTGTTATACCCTTCTCCCTTAGTAACAAAAGGAGTGAAAGCCAATGTCGGTAACTGACATTGTATTCCGTTTGAAAATCTATGAGTTGGGAAGTTTCCATTTATTGTTTGATATCCATTATTAATCACTGTTCCCTGTGAAGAACTGCTAGGTGAGCTTATTGTGGTGTTTGCATATACAGGTGTAGAACATAATAAAGCTACTGAAATAGCGTTACAGAGTCTTGCACAGTTTCTATAGTTTGATTTCTTGTGATGATTGATACTGCGTCTAGCCCTGGAGCAAGAAAGTTTTCCATTATTGAAAAGTCTGAAGAGCCTGGAATCATCTCCCATTGAGGTTTGGTAGGTAGATCTGGTGTCACCCATTGAAAGCTAACTTTTCCTGTATTCTGACTTGTAGTATATGTGGCATCAGGTGATATGACAGTGCCTTCCTTAACACGGATATTCGTTCCAGAAACACTGTAGCTATAACCTGTCCTGTAGTTTTCAGTGACAATAGTTTCATTAATAGTAGAAACACTTTTGCTTGTAGATTGCATCTGATTCGCACTGAACCTAGGAGTGGTAGCCTGTGCATACGAACTATGAAAAGCTATAAACAAAAGCAACAGCCATCTCATTAATCCAAGCCAAGAGTGATTGTTGATTGGAGCGTTGCAGTTGTACCAGCACCCATATCAGATAGATTTACAGTTAAACCTTGTCCACTATCTAGCGTGATAGCAACAGAACCAGGATCTCCACCAGACACAACCGTATACGACCCTAAAAGAGGCAACTGAGCGATCCCATTTTGAACCGTACTTGCAGTAGTGCTCGTACTATCCGCTTGTAAATAGGTTTCACTCACTGAAAAAGCATCGCCAGCATTTACCACTGTAAAACTAGTATCGTAATCAACAGTTGGAACACCGTTAGTAATACCAGCATCAGCTAGATCTAGGGAACCTATCAAATTAGCCGTATCGTTTGCCTTTGGCTGTACATTGCTTCCAGCTACACTGATTGAAGCTGCAATCCTTTCTGATGTAGCTGAAGCTGCGACTGTTGAGACTGAAGCTACACTCTGAATACTGTGAGTGATGTCTGCAAAACTAGCTGTTGGAAATGCCAGTAAAATCAAAGGTAAGAATTTTTTCATTTTTTAGGAGAATCGGGATCTACAATTTCTGCACCAATAATCTTAATCGGTGTCTCAATTCTAACGGTTTGATAACCACCAGACTGTGATGCTAGTAACTCTTCTACTTCTTTTTTGTTAAGAGGTTTATCTTCTGGTGATTTATATGTGCCATCACCACGTTTCTTAGCACCTTCCAAACCAAAGCTGGCTAACGCTCCAGTAAGAAGAGAAGCTGGAAATGTAATGTCTTTTGGTTCGTTACTGTAACCAGGAATAGTAATGTAGTTCAAGGAAACTATAAAACCACTCCAACCCACTACAACTAAACGGACTACTACTGATATAAAAGCTAATTGTTCTTCCTTATCTTCAATAGTCTCTTTTATTTTTTGTATGGGGTTTTTCTTTTTTTGTTCTTCCATGTTAAATAACTAGCCCTTTGTGTGAGGAGATAGCGTTGAAGCTACAGGCTAGTTATGGCAAATCTAGCAAATATTGTTATGTTTGGAAAGGATGACATAAGGAAATGGACACTGACAAACTATTCAATATAGATTTTGAAAAACCTACACCAGAATTAGAATTGTCTGTTGAGATGCGTTGCAGAGAAATAATGAATAATAAAAATACTGAAGAGTTACAAAAATACTGCACAAATTTAATAAGGCATCAAATGAGGCAAGATTTATTTTTAACGGGAATGTTAGGTCGGCTTGCAGAACTTGAGGCTTTACTTGCTCTTTATGAAATGAAAAAAGAAATGAAAAGTATGAAGAAACCTTTATTGGAAAGGCTTAAGACTATGTTGGGCATGTTCAGATGATCTCCCATCTTCCCAAAAAACCTTGTAATAATATTGTTCTACTCCTAGTTTATTTTTTCTTGTAAAAGCTTTTGTAATCTTGCCAGTAAACTGTGCATATTTACTTGCTGAATAACCTACTGATGCGTTTCTTTTTACAACCTGATTAAGTTCAAACTTTTGTCCTACTGGTGTTTTCATCCGAGTGATTCTTCGTATTCTTTAATTTCTTTAATTGTGAAATCTTTTACCTGTAGTTTAGGAATTTTACTAATTTCATAGTTATGCTTAACGATAGCAGTCCTTATATGATCGTTAATCCAATCCCCATTATTAACTGTAAGGTCTGCTCTTGAATCGTCAGTAATATGGACTCTATGTTCAATACCCCGAAGTTCAACATCGAGCAATAACTTAAGCAGTCCTTTTCTTCTAATTTCTTGAAGGCAAGCTAATTTGTTATAAGAAGGTGTGTCTTTTCGTTTCATGAAATAATTATATTTAAATTTTAGATGTATTTCAATAAAAAAACCCCTTAGTAGGGGCTGTTTGTATTTAGTTCTTTCTTAGTTGCAAATTTCTTGTAGTTTTTTGTTTGCATCTTTAACACATTCTGTACCAAAAAAGCTATAGCTTTCGTCAGTTGCAGGTACATAAAGATTAACATTAGACCAACTTTTGTTATTGTATCTACCTAGATGGTGGAAGAAAAATACTTTTTGTGATCCGTTCACTTCGTAGTGCTTGTTTTGTGAATCTTTGAAAATAAGTGTTTTTGTCATTTAGAAAACCTCTCGGCTGTGTATGTTCTTATTATAAACATAGGGGTATACCCTTTGCAATAGCTGTAACAATAAATTAATAATTGTAATAATTAGTCGGGAGATAGATCAGATTCTAAATTAGAGGACTCTGCCCTGTCTTTCCTATGTGTTGATTTAGGTTTTGTATAACTTTCAAGTAAGAATAACAACCTTAAAAACTTACTATCAGGCTTCCCGACTATCTTTATTTGTTTACCTCCTTACAGGCTAGTTCTATACCTGCATTACAATCTGTAACTGTTATGTCATATAGACTTGATGAAAGGGCTGTATAAAACAACCCTGATGCTGCTAACATCATTAGAAAATTTTGCATAATTAAAAACCTGCTAATTGTTTTTGTCCACCACCTGCTACCTGTCTATTAAGTCCAACAGAACTACCTGCAGAACTACCTGCACTAGATCCCATACCACCTGATGTGTAACCTGACCCAGAATACAATTTAGGATATTTTTCTGTTACAAGTGCATTAACAATTTCTTTTTCTTTTTCATTTTTACCTCTTACAACCATTGCTGATTGATTTACTTTTTTATTATTTATTAGTAACTGTCTACCTCTTTTTTCTTCATTTTCTGTCATTTTTTTAAATCTATCTGCAACTTTCCATGCCCAGTTTTTTCTAAAATTATTTCTATATGCTTTGCCATTCATAGCAACCATAAAAGGATCTTCAGATGTATGTTTTGTCCATGCATCATCTAATGATTGTAAAAGATAATCAGTATATATTTCAATTTCAATTTTTCTTCCTTTAGTAGCAAAAACTTCTAGGATTCTGTAACCGTCATCAAAAACAGATTCTTTATTATTATATGTATATATAATTCTGCCATTATAAAATTCTGCAACAGCACATAAAATTATAGAAACAGCAGGATCTACTCTTTTATATGGTTTCCCATAAGTAAAATTAGTAGCTTCTAAATCTTCCTCTACAGTTGAGATGTCTAACTGCTTTTCTAGTTGCTCTTTTGTTATGCCTTTAGCTAGTAATTGTTGCTCTAGTTTTGCTTCTGCGGCTTTTGCTTCATGTGGGTTAGAACTTGCTGTAAGTCCTAAGATTTTTGAAAGAACATTTAAAGATCTAGTCATTTAGAAAACCTCTCGGTCGTTTAGTACATTCTTAATATATATTAGGGGTATACCCCTGTCAACTAATCTATTTTATTAATCTTGCATACTGTTGAAGTGTTAACACAACACGCCAGTTATCACCTTCTGCACACCTTGGCATTTTTTTATATCTAACTAATGTTGCTGCATGTTTTACTTTTGCGTTTATTCTTTGCTGTTCTGCCTCTCTAGGTTTTTGTAATACAGCCGAATTAGTATCTTTCCAATTTGCAACTTGTAAAACAGTATCAGGAATACCAACTAAATCACCCTTATCTCTTTCTTGACCTGCCCCAAAACGTCTTTCAACTTCATAGCCTGTAAATTTTGTTAATAGTGTGGCTGCCTCCCTCTCTGCTCCATCACCTTTATTTTTTTTTGAGTTACTCATTTACAAGATCATTTGGTTCTACTTCTTTCTGTAAAAGCTTAACAAGATAATCTGTCTGCTGATTTAAAGAATCTATTTTTTCATTAATATCTGATACAGAATATAACCCAGCATCAAATTGTTTCATGTGATCTAAATAAGCACTTCCATATTTATTTATCTGATGATAAAGAACTCCATGTAAGTCCTGTAAACTTTTTTCTGCTGCATATAAAACATCATGTAATTTCTTACATTCAGAGTAAGGATCTACTTCTTGTGTATTTCTTTTTTGTTCGTATGTTTTTATTGGTGGACTATCATCTTCAAAACTGGATGTAACATACTTGTTAGCTGATTCTGTTGAAGAATCATAAACTTGCTTTGATGTTTCAACATCTTGTTGTGTAGTATTTATTCTTGGTTTCGTTTTATTGTCTACAGCTCTTTGTTCATAAGCAAGATCTCTAACAATTTGAAAAGATGGTTTCTCATTTACACCAACTTTTCCGCAAGCAGTTTTCCAAATATTAATTGCTTTTTTTATTTTTTCTAAATCTTCTTTATTATATTTGTCTGGGTTTTTACTAGGTAAAGGTAAATAACCTCTTAATTCTTGGGCATGAGACACAGAAGGGAAAATTGCGAACGTTCGCGTTTTTGAAAAGATTTCTGTTCTCAACATATAAAAAGCTTGTAAATTACTAGCAGAAGTTCGTTTTATTGGTTCACCATTAGCAGTAAGATTTTTTGAATCTTGTTTTAAATAATCCTCCCAAAGTCTACCTCCATTGTTACCTCTATAAAGTTTTTCTCTACAAATTTGTATCAAAGCTTTTCCTTGAATTAACCTTTGTTCATCTTTTGAAACATCAGCAGATTTAAAAATAGTTTCAAGTTCTACTTTTCTTTGAAGTTCTTGTGGTGTCATAGGAGACTCTTCAAGAATCTCCGTCTGACCAACAATCTCAGGGATTATTGAATTACTCATCGTTGTTACCT